TTCGTAAAAATGCTAACGCATCTCTTACCCAGGCATACCAGTATTTACGAGTTCCTGACGATTTCTTAGCTCCGTTTTCTTTAAGTTTAAGAACGGCTACAGGGAACCCTATTGTTTTTGGCGACACGTTTTTTGCTGAGTTTAAAGACCCAAGCTTTGTGCAGACATACACCCCAGACGCGACTACAACGGGTATTCCGAAGTATTATTGCCAGTTTGATGTTACTAACTTTTTGTTAGCACCGACGCCTGATGTGGCGTACACCGCTGAACTTCATTACTTCTACAGACCTAACAGTCTTACACAAGGTACTGACACAGAGAAGACTTGGCTCAGTACAAATGCGGAGATGGCGTTGTTGTACGGCGCATTAATCGAGGCGTACATTTACATGAAGGGTGAGCAGGACGTTATGGCTATGTATAATAGCCGCTTCCAAGAAGCCATGATTGGTGTTAAGATGCTTGGAGAAGCCAAAGAAGTTACAGACGAGTACCGCACAGGCAAAGTAATAAGGTCTAAAGAATGATGAACAGTCTTAGTTTTGATTTACCTCGTGAAGAGAGTGTGGTGTCCGTAAAGTCTACTAACGGACGGGGGTTTACTCCTGAAGAACTTGCGGAAGATTGCGTTGGCAAAATAATCTCTGTGTCTGATACGGCTTTGCCAGGGATTAGAGATCAAGCTCGTGCGTTTGAGCGGCACATAGAAAAAACAGTGGCGTATTACATGCGTCAAGCTATACAAAGTGACCGTACTACAGTTTACAACGCCCTTATAGATGCAGGGCATCCACAACTTGCTGAACTTATAAGGAGACTTTAAAATGGCCTTCAGCGGAAACTTCATGTGTACATCGTTCAAGAAAGAACTGTTGTCCGCAACACACAATTTCTCCACTTCTGGTGGGGACACGTTTCAGATAGCCCTGTATACAAACAGTGCTTCTTTTAACGCGGCTACTACTGCTGCTCCGTTTGGCAGCAGTAACAACGAAGTAGCTACGTCTGGAACGTACACTACAGGTGGCCCTGCTGGCAGTACTAGCACGAATAGTTTGACTCCATCGAGCAGTATGCCTTCGTCCTCTGGAACCACAGCGTTTACTGACTTTGCGGACAAGACATTTACGTCTGCAACGATTACGGCTCGTGGCGCTTTGATCTACAATAGTTCGGCTGGTGCTGGATCGAACACAGCAAACTGTGTTTTGGTGTTAGATTTTGGTTCGGACAAATCTTCTACTTCTGGAGATTTTAAGATTGTTATGCCAAGCCCTGATGCTTCAAACGCTCTAATAAGAATCGCGTAAGGTTGGAGAGTTGATATGGTAGTACTTGTAAATAGAGCTAAAATGACCACCAGTACCACAGGTACTGGAACGATTACTCTTGGCAGTGCAACCAGCGGCTTCCAAAGTTTTGCGGCGGCTGGAGTTTCTAATGGGAACTCTGTTCGATACTGCATAGAGGATGGGTCTTCTGCGTTTGAGATAGGCACAGGAACCTACACTGCTTCTGGCACTACATTAAGTCGCTCTGTTCTTGAAAGCAGCAATAGTGACAATGCTTTGAGTTTATCTGGCTCTGCTGTTGTGTTTATCACAGCAATTGCCACAGACATTCAGGACATTGTGAATGACGTCACTCCACAGCTAGGCGGAAACTTAGACACTAATCAGTTTGATATTATTACAGTATCAAACAGAGATTTGGATCTGGCTCCGAATGGCACAGGTAAGGTTGTCCTTCGCGGTAACAACAACTCTGGTCGCGTAATCTTTAACTGTGAGTCTAACACTCACGGGGTAACTCTTTCTGGTCCGCCCCATTCAGCTAATGCTACTTATGCTTTGGAGTTACCAAACGCGGTTGGTTCGGCAGGTCAGGCATTGCTGGCGTCTAATGGTTCGGGCAAGTTGGAGTTTGGTACGGCTGGTATATCAACAGGAAAAAGTATTGCGATGGCGATGGTCTTCGGCTAGTCCATTGATTTTAAAGGAGAAATAAAATGGCAAATCCGAACATTGTTGCAGTCAGCAGTATATATGCGAATACCGCAGTAGATGCGGATGTAGCGGCCTCTGCGGTTAGTCTACTTACTGCGGCATCGAACAAGGTTTTAAAGGTAAACAGTCTTGTTATTACCAATATAGACGGTGTTAACGCAGCGGACATATCGGTTTGGGTAACTCGCGGCGGAGTAGATTTCTACATAGCAAAAACTATATCGGTTCCCGCAGACACAGTTCTAGTTCCTATAGATAAAAACATAGGGTTTTATCTAGTAGAGGGCGACATTCTTAAAATCCAAGCAAGCGTGGCAGGCGATTTAGCAGCGACTTGTTCTTATGAAGAAATAGATGACGCATAGGATTTACAATGAAGTATGTTGGAAACGTCCAATCTCAAGCTAACTCGGAAGTCTACGCTACGGCCTCTGGTACGTTGCCTAACGGTAAGCCTGTTGTAGTTAACTCTGACGGGACTGTTAGTGTTATTGGAAATACTTCAATAAATGCTGCTGTAGGCACGGCGGTTGTTTTTGAGTCAGGCGTTACCAGTTGGATGGGCGTAACGTATGACAGCAATTCAGATAGAATCGTAGTTGTTTATACCGATGAGGGTAATAGTTATTATGGAAAAGCCGTTGTAGGCCAAGTCACGGCAGGAAATAACTCTATAAGTTTTGGAACCCCTGTAGTTTATCTAAGCGCACAGACAAGCAACTCATGTGCTACCTTTGATAGCAGCAATAATAAAGTTGTTGTTTCATACGTTCGGACTAGCGACAACGCTGCTTATTCAAGTGTAGCAACAGTTGACCCCTCCGATAATTCTATAAGTTTTGGCACTGCTGTACAATTTGAATCAGAGTCTAGCGCATATGTATCAACCACCTTTGATAGTAATTCTAATAAGGTTGTTGTGATATACGGAAACGCCGTTGATGAGCATAGTGGTCAGTCCAGAGTTGGAACTGTCTCAGGAACAGGCATCAGCTTTGGAACGAGAGCTACTTTTCAAGTTTGTTCTGGCGGTAATGGTATCTACGGCACAAGTTGCGCCTTCGACTCCACAGCTAATAAAGTTCTTATTTTATACTCTAACAGAGATGACAGTAATAAACTAAAAGTTGTAGTTTCAACAGTATCTGGAACAGATATTTCCTTCGGCTCTCCTGTTGAAATTAGTGGAGATGCTTCGGAAACTACTCGTAACACAATAACATTTGATAGCACTAATAACAGGGCTGTGGTTGCCTACACGGATACTGGAAATACAAATAAGGGTACAGCAGCGGTGGGTACAGTGTCAGGTACGACCATTTCGTTTGGCACTCCTGTTGTTTTTGCAGATATGTATACTGGAACAGATATCAGTGGGCCACAAATAACATTTGACGCCAGCGTGGGCAAAGTGGCTGTACAAGTTAGAGTGTATGACGGAAGTACCTCACACGGAAGAATGTATTCTGCAACAGTTGATCCCTCCGATAACTCCATTTCTTTTGACACACATGTAGTCTTTGATACTTCTGACGTAAATGCTGGAATTGGGATAACCTACGATAGTACGTCAGAAAAAGTAGTTATGATTTGGGCTGACATGGGTTCCAGCAAGCAAGGAACAGCCAGCGTAGCACAGCTATCTGGGTCTGTTCCAAACCTCACAACAGAAAACTTCGTGGGCATTACCAATGGGGTGGTGGAGATAACAGGTACAGCGGGAGGTACAGGTTCTGAGACAGTCTTTGAGCAAGCTACAACAAGATATGGGGCTTCTGTCTACGACACAAATACAAACAGAGTTGTAATAGCATATGCGGATAATGGTAATAGCTCTTATGGAACTGCCATAGTCGGGACTGTAAGTGGCACATCAATAAGCTTTGGCACTGCCGTTGTGTTTGAAACAGCAGAAGTTCAGGATGTCGCAATTACGTTTGACAGTAATTCAAACAAGATAGTCATTGCGTATGCTGATGAGGGTAATAGTTCTAACGGCACAGCTATTGTAGGAACAGTTTCTGGTACAACAATAAGTTTTGGTAGTGCCGTTGTATTTGATGGTAATTCGGTTTACATATCCGTTACTTTTGACAGTAACTCTAATAAAGTTGTTATTGCATATAACGATATAGGTAATTCTAATTACGGTACGGCAATAGTAGGCACGGTTAGTAGTACATCCATATCCTTTGGCACACCTGTAGTGTTTGCGTCTGGAAGCCTTCTTCAAGTGAGAATAGAGTTTGATTCAAACAGTAACAAAGTCGTTATAGCGTATAAGAATAGTGCAAAT